TCAAAGTTATTAACTATACCGTTAATTAAATTTTCGTAGTAAGATATACTACCGGTTACTCCAGTTTTAGTATATCCTGTATTTTTTACTGAATATAAACTACTTTGGTAACTATTAATTAAATCTAACTTATATTTAAAATTTCTTAATCTTTCTTCAGCTGATGAAAAATGTATAAAATCATTATAGTCGTTATGATTAATAGCAATTTGTGCACTTTTTTCGTTAAAAAGAGATCTTAATTCATAATAGGAACTTGTTACCGGGTAACTTAAAAGTTCGTTATAACTAAAATATTCAGTAGGATTAAAATTATCCTCTACTATATCGACATTAAAGTTAGGACCTTTTAAAAAGTTTACTTTTAACTTATCTTCAATATATTCTGATGTAACTTCATAAAACTTAGAATCACTTACCAGCTCTACAACGCTAAATAAATCTTTATTAACGACCGTTGGGTCTAGTGGTCGATACAATTTTATTACTAAAGCTAATCCTTTTTCAGTTTCTTCAGTAGCTACATTTACCCCTATTGATGTTACTAACTTATCAAAATTTAAGTTAAATTCAGAAAAATATGAATTATCATTTAATCTTTTTGAAAGAATTTCAGTATACTCAGATATTTCTTCATCAGTAAGTTGATTCGATAATGCTCGTATTTCTGTTCTGTCTGGTGATATACTTTCTATAAAAAATTGTTTTATTCTTTTATCTTCAGAAAATAAATCATCGGTAAATTTATAAAGTAATCTTATGTCCCCATTTTCGAAACCTAACTCTTTAGCGTCTTTTGCAGGGTCTAATGTTAAGTTTAATATGCCATCTTTACCTGCACCAGCAGCGTTTATCAGTGCTGCATAGTTTGGATAGTCATAAACATTTTGGAGTAAAACATTATCAACACTATATACAAAGAGGTTAAGAGAGTGTTTAGCAGTATTGAAAGAAGTATTAATGTCAAAAGATTCTATAAGTATTTTATCAGAGTCTTTTAACTGTTTAGATGTATCTAGTCCATCTAATTTTATTTCCTTTACTGTATATTTAAACGTACTCATTAAACATCAGGTGTATTAGCTTCTATAAGTTGTTCGTTTAGTGATAATATTTGTTCTCTTAAGATGGCAATTTCATCTAAAAGAGGTTGTATATCTTCGGTATCTTTTTTGAAATCTAATAATTCAGAACTTCTTTGTACTAAAAACGTATGAGAAGCAGCTTCACCTTGCAACGGTATTTCGTAGTAAAGATTTTCGTAAAGTTCAAAAAATTCTTCTACTGTAGGTTCTAGTTCTGGATCCGCAGGTTGTGCAAACGTTTTAAAGTTTCTATCAACTACTTTATCAAACGCTTTAGGATCATATACTTTCTTCTGTATTTTGATTTCATTAGCCATGCTTAGTTACCTTAAATATATTTTTATTATCAATTACTATGGTGCTATCATTAACAGTCGTCTTTACTAAAAGTCTATAGTAACGTTCTGGATGAAATGAATTCATAGTAACATCAAAGTAATTACTTGTATTATCAGCACTAAGTTTAGTAAACGATGTGTCAAAATCAATAACCATTTCACCTGTTTTTTCATCTTTTACTCCCCAGTAAGATGCAGTTGGTAGTTTAAACTCTGTTAAATAAATTGAACTTGTAGTAAAAGTTCTTGTAGGATATTTCGGTCTTACAGATAATCTAAATCTTACTGAATCTGAATCGTTATATTTTTCTTTAGCATTTTTTATTCCAATAGTTGCTATATCGGTACTTAGTTCGGTAAGTGTACTACTATAGGTACTATCGTCCCATTTAAACTCTAGATAAGGAGGGTAAACTGTGTTAGTATCTCTACTAAAGTATTTTAAAAGTATTGATGCAGTTAAATTATTTTCTATATCATCGTTTATCTTAAGTAACATACCATCATTAGAAAGACTACCAGAAAAATGACTTGAAACTATAGAAGTTACATCTACTTCTAAATCATGATCATCGTTTATATCGTAAGTAACTTGACCAGAAGTACCTGTTATAAAGTCTCCTCCTAAAGTTACCCATTCTTCATTACCACCATCTTTATATTTCCACGAGCAACCTGATTGATCTTTAGGTTGGTCATCTCCTTTACCTACACCGTTTGTCCATCCACCAGATATAGGGTAAACAAATATAGAATATGAATTAGGTAATTCAGTTGCATTGGCTAATTTTAAATTTAAACTTGCTGATATAGGTCCAGATATTTTTTGATTTACAGCGTATACTATATCAGATTGTTTAAACTGTACTAGTGCTCTGTTTGATCTACCAACAAAGTCAATGTCTTTATAACCTCCTACCTCTAGTATTTCATCTTTACCAGCATTTCCATATATGCCACCATCAGACGGTTCACTATTAATGTAAGTATCTTTTTCAGGGTATATTCTATATATTGCCATTTTACAGTGTTGTTACTCTTCCTTCAATATCTTCTTGAGGAAACTTTACTTCAAATATACATGGATCAAAAGAAGGGTAAACTATATTTTCTTTAGTTGCTCCTTTTACATCATAAGCATATTGAGAATATCTTCCTCCGGATATATTTTCTACTCTTACAGATTTAACTGTTTGTACTCCTTTTATTTGATCTAATTCAGTATACAGAGTTGATAAGTTTATAGGTTGATTTATACTCCATTTTTCTATTCTAAAATAATCTATTAATAAATTATTACATAATAAAAGGATATCTCTTGCAGCATAAGTTGGTAGAGTTACTATATCGTATTTTACTCTAATATTAACAACAAATGCATCTTTTATATCTACTGCATCAGTAACAGGCATAAATTCTGCTAAATAAGTTTTTAGGTTATTTTTTAATGAGGTACTTGCAGTAGTTAATTTTTTATCTATATCATAAGCCAGTATATACATTCCAATAGCTAACGGATTGTTACCTAACACACTACTATCGTTATTTACTAAGCCGTCTTTGGTTGCGAATGCTTTTGCTATACTACCAAAAGAAGAAGGTAGTGATAATGCTCTAACTGTGTAGTCTTGTAATGTTACGGTACGTTGTTGTTCTGCAAATGCTCTTAAAGAGTTTTGTCTTAATTCTTCGGTTGAGTCTCCGTCTTTACCGCCTGCAGCTGGTTGCTCATTAGTAAATGCTAACGTAGCTGCATAACTATCATCTACTGCTGATGTAACTACTGTGTCGATAGCATCTATAGTATTAGCAGGTACATTTGCTGCAACTCCTCCTCCAGTTAAGTATCTTATAGTAAGTGTTGTGTTTGAAGGAGCTAATCCGTAAGTCTGAGTAAATAAAAAGTTAGATGGATCGTATGCCTTAAAATATTCGTTAGAAGTTAGAAAAGTATCTGAATTTCTTATCACTGTTGGATCTGGTATGATAGCTTCATCATCTTGAGAACTTATACCTGAACCAAATTGAATCTGTAGCTTTTTAGTAGAAGTAAACCTTGTTACAAATCTTCTTGGTACTTTTTTGAGTCTTAAGTTATTTGGTACTATATTACTTTCACTATTAGTATTAGCTTGAGTATCAAACATAGTATCTTGACCTAAATAAGGTACTTCAGTCCATGTATTACCATCACTATCGGTTACGTCTAGCACTCCTATTATATTATCGTCATCGATTTCAAAGGTTGCAAATTTTTCTGCAGTAGTATAAGTTTGAGTAGTAGTTTTTATAGTTCCTGAAGTTGCTTTTACTTTTTTAGTTAATAGGTATTCAGCAGGGTTACCACTGTCTAAAGAAAAAATCCTAATATCGGTTGGGTCGTATGAACTACTAAATTTAAAATCTACTTGTTCGTTAGTTAAAAAAGTTAAGTTATCTCCTACAGATGCTTTTATTGTACCGTTTTTACTTATAGTTAATGCTTGATCTAAATTAGGTTTGTAGTCAGTCCCAGTAGCAGCTACTCTTTGAGTTACTGTAAGTTCAGCTTCTGCAGCAGATGTAGCTTTTGGTCTATACCCCATCATATAAGCTAATGAATATAGATTAGCAGGGTTTTTCGCATGTTGTAAAAACGTTTCTTGAAGTTGATTATCTTGATAAAAAGATAAAACATCCCCAACGTATGCTGCCATCTCTATAAACATAGTACCTGGTGAAGTAGGACTAAAGTCGTTATAAGAATCAGGAAAATAATTCTTTGCATGTTCAATTAACGATGTCTTAAGATCGTTAAAATCCCTGTTAATATATTTAATATCTCTTTCTTCAGCCATTATTGTTCAAAATTAATTACTACTTCATCTTCAAGATCAGTATCTCTTAATCTATACTTTAAACTAAAGCTAACAGTATTTCTATCTGCATCACCTAAAGTGTTTATCTCAACAGGTTCTACTCTTGGGAAATAAAATTCTAAATCATTTCTAACTAATTGATCAATTTCTTTTACCTTATCTTGAGTCAATTGTTCGAAAAGAAGATTTTGAAGCTGGTTTCCGAATGTAGGGTTTAGGTATCGTTCTCCTTTACCTGTAAGAAAATAGTTTATTAAGTTAGTTTTAATTGCTTGTTTAGTTTCAAATGTTTGATTAAAAACAGCTTTACCGCTAAAAGGTAAACTAACTCCTACAGCCTTTCTTGGTTGTAAGTCAATTGGATCTATTTTCTTTATTTCAAACGCCATTATACTGCTCCTACTCTAGCTTTATCTTTTTTATATGATGCATCTAATACTGATTTTGCTTTATTTACAAAATCTAATTGACTTATATCTATACCTACTTGCGGTCCTTGTACTGAACGAGACATTTGGTTAGACATCATAGATGCAAAATTAGGTTTTTGTACTCCGGTACCACCCATAATGTTATTAGCCTCTTGTGCTGTCATTTCTTCTCTTGTTGCATTAAGCATTTCGTCTAACGTAGCAGACTTACCTACAGACCACTTTTTAGGTTAGCCTTTTACAACAGGTTTCATTTGATTTGGGTTACTATTAGGAGTTGAAGCATATTTTACAGCTTCATTCATTACGTCTTGTAACTCCTCCTTAACAGCAGCTCGTACCTCTTCTCGTATTATTTTTCTAAGTTGATCGAGTTTCATATATATAAATAGTTTAGTTATGGAAGTTGATTATCTATTCTAAATTTTATTTCATCTAATAGTATATCTACTGATGAACTGAATGATTTAGCACCTTTTAAAACCTCAACCCCGTTAGGGTCGATTGCTACAGCAAATCTCCTAGGTGCTATTGAAGGAGAATTTGGGTCTAATTTAATTGCTAAGTTATAAAGTATACCGTTAGGACCTCTATGTAAATACTTATCATCATCAGCTACGTCGAAATCAGATTCAGCATCAAAGTCATCTAAATCAAAATCTATTCCTCTATCTTGCAATTTTTCTAATATATCTCTTAATTCATTTTCTATATTATCTTCTGGGTCTAAATTATTACCTTGTCTTAATTGATCAGCTACTTCATCAGGAGTCAATCCAGTTTTATCTGATATTTCATTAATTGATAAATTACCATATGAATCTAAATCTACAGCTCTTCTACTTAATGAAGAAGTTACCAAAGTACCGTCATCTGATATTAATCCTAACTCTACCATTTCTTCAAAAGTTAATTCTTCATCTTCTAGCTTTTGATTAAGTTGATTTTCAAGTTTACATATTATTACGGTATTAGAAAGTTTTTTAAAAATTCTTTGTATTGATTTTAACTGTACGTTACTACTAGAGGTTATAAGAGTAAGTCCTTCTATATCAACACTTATTTGTTTAACATATTCTTTAGCCAAGTGTAATAAATCTGCATATTTTGTAGTAATGCTAACAGGTATACCAAATCCTGGAGGTACTGATTGTGGTATCGGTATTGCTAAAACTAATTTTACAAGTTTTTTAAAAGCTCCTAATGGACGTCTTAACTTTTTTGGTAACTTTCTAAATCTATCTATTCTTCCGTCTACACTAGATAGTCCGCTTTGAAATCCTTTCAATTTGTTTGAAAGTCTAGCTACGTTTGCAGGACAACCTTCTGAGTTGATTTGGTTTTGTAATGTGTTAGCTTGTTCAAGAATTTTACCGACTACTTCACCTTCCAGTTTACCTATCTGTCTAGCAACAGTTCCAATCAATTTACTATCTGGTATATTAACGTATGGCATTATTTTTTATCTATAAACACTTTTTTAGAGTGTAATTGTTTCAGTATTTGTTTCAATCGAGGTAACTGCTTTAAAAGAGAACCTCCTTCTTTAACTAGTTTAGCAGTGTATAATTCAGCAGGTGCTGGTGGAGAGGTTGCTAAGGTTTTAGCTAAAGACTCTAATAGTGATACCAAATCATCTAACCAAGTAGTAGTTGTTTCTCCTTTCAATGCAGGTTCATCCTCATCAAAAGCTCCACTACCGAGATAAATCTTTTTACTATCCATTCCAATGTAATCATCAGAATCAATACCTATAACTTTAGAATTTAACCCTATCATTTCTTTAGCAGAAATAAAAGCACCTTCATCTCTAGCGTTAAAATATAATCTACCAGAATTTACTATAACTTGAGGACCTTTATGTGTATCTGCCTTTTCTGGTTCATCTTCAAAAGCATCTCTTTTTTCGTTAGCTTGTTCTAACTTTACTGTATGATCTGACATCATATATATTGAAGACTTATCTTCATTTGGATCTTCTACTACGGTTTCAATTGAATCATCAGCTTCTTTTTGACCAGTTCTAAGTATAACAAAAGGTGAACCGTTATTATCTTCTTCTGAAAACGGATTAGTATCAAAATTAGTACCTCCTAATCTTATGGTATTACCATCTCTACCTTCTATAAGAGCATCTCCTGGGAATAGTTGAAGAGGATTAACCTTAGTACTTTCTTCAAAATCATCCCCAAAGTCAGGTTCTTCAATAGTACTAGCATTGTGATTAGGGTGGTTCCAAATATTAACTATGGTCCTCCAGTAGTCTCTACCTTCAGATGCATCCGTAGTTCTATCCCAATCAGGACCTCCATAAATTTCTACTATCTCACCTATTACTGGTAGTCTAACTATAGTGTCTCTTTGACAATAAGCAAAAAATTGATTTTCATCTATATCATCAGCTGCTCCTCCTAATGCATCACCAATTGGCTTAAAAAATACTCCGTATAAACCTAAGGTTTGTTGTTGATCTTCGTATCTAGGATGATTAGAGTCGGTTATAATATCGGTAACTCTAGCGTAAAAGCCATTACTACCTCCACCGCCGCCTCCTTCGTTATAAAGTAATCCTGTAATTCTTCCAAACATTATTCTTCTTCTTCTGTTTCTTCAGAATCTTCTTTAATTTCTTCTACTGTATCTCTCGAATCTTCTAAAAGATCTTGTAATTCACCTAAATCAAACATTTCTCCTCCTTCACCTTTAGCTGCTGCTGTTTCTATACGTTGTATTACAGTCGCAAGCTTAATTAAATGTTCGTCATTCTTTACACCTATTTCCATATACTCTTTAATCATAGGAACGATAAGAGTAGCATCACCTATATTTTCTATAAGTGGTTTTAACTCTCCTATAAGTCCTTTGATCTGAGATCTGGTTTGGGTTGAATTATCGTGTATCTCTCCAAAAAGATCAGATAGAGTTTTACCATTAAATACTTCTTTATCTAAACTCATATCGTTTCTTTATAAATAGAGTTACAAAGGTTTATTGGTAATAAGCCCTTGATCGTAAAGATTTTGATATTTTTTCTTAAAGTCTTCTTTGAGTATAGAAATAACTCTGGTAAGATGAGGAGTTTCACAATCAGTCATTTCTCTGATATAGATGTATAAAGCTTTTTTCTTAAATATTTCTAT